GATCTCGGCCCGGCCATGACCGAGTGGGGCACCCACCTCTCGCTGGTGACATGACCGACGAAGATACTGCGTCCTCCTTAGAGCATTTTCCCGTGGTTACAACGCACACCCTCGTCCAGCGCCGGGCGGCGGCGGGACGGAAGGGGAGCCGAACCCGGAAGCGGATGCTGGCTGGGCGCACGGCCCCGCCCCGGTTCCGCGCCTCCGGCGTCCCCGGCGAGGAGCTGCGCGACCTCCGCCACCGTCTGAGCCTCAGCCTTGACGAGATCTCCGGCCAGGCGGGGCGGCGGGTGAGCTCGCTGCAGCGCGCCGAGGCCCGGCCCTTCGTCGGCCGCGCCACCTCCCTCCTGTACGCCGGGGCGATGGAGGAGCTGCTCGCCGCCCGGCTCGCCGAGGTGCGGGCCTGGCTGCGCCGCCACGGGCCACGGCCGTGAGGGAGCCCATGCACGTCTACTTCCTCAGCCGTCGGGGACTGCGGCCGCCCGGCTGGCGGGTCTGGTGCCCGTGCGGTTGGGAGAAGATCACGGCGACCAAGGGGGAGGCGCGGACACTCGGCAACCGGCATCTGGCCTCGGTGGCGCCGGTCGGGGGGAGAAGGTGACCGTGGGTGCGGAAGAGCGGCAGGAGTTCGACGGCTTCATGGAGAGGCTGTCCGAGGCACTCAGGCTGCGAGGCGAACCCGACCGTCCGGTGTTGACGGACGGCGAACTCGATGCGCTCGAGATGCGGGAGCAGATCGTCAGTGGCACTCATCCCAATCAGGCGAGGAGGCTGGCGGCACGCGACACGCTGACCCTGCTCGCCGAGGTCCGGGCATCCCGTGCCGCCATCGCCCTCTACCACGAGGCCATCCAGGAGTTCGTGACGGCGCGGGCGGGGGCGACATGAGCAGGCAGACGCTCCGGGCGTTGGCCTTTGAGCGGGGCTATGCGGAGCGGAGCGGGATCAGCGTTGAGCGCCTCCGCCTCCTCGGCCGCGTGGTCGCACCCTGCCACTGCGGCCACTCGGGCTGCGAGGGGTACCAGTCACTCTCGCGGGAGGCGATGGAGACGGACCGTCCACTTGGCCGCGTCCCTCCCGGCTGGACATGGCCGCCCGACGTGATCGACCCGGCGGTCCGCGCCGGAGGCATCCATGTCCACTGATACGCGCCCGATCAGTGACCGGGAGTTGACCGCGACCACCGACGCCCAGGTGTGGGCGCGGGCCTTCCGGCAGCGGTTCCCGATCCAGGTCCGCAACGACGACCAGGAGCACACCCTCCTCGGCTGGTTCGCCAACGCCATTGAGAGGGGACGGATGGCGGGCGAGGCGGGCCGCGACCAGGCGTACCGGGAACGCAATGAGGTGGCGGCGGCGCTGTCCAGCCTCTTCCCCGCCTGGCTGGGGTTCGACCCCGATGAGGTCGGGTGGCCGGTCGTCTACATCGCCCTCCCCACCGGCCAGGTCTCCTGGCACATCGCGCAGGCGGATCTGCCCCTCTTCGCCCACCTCCAGACGGATGCGCGGCCGTGGGACGAACACACCCGGGAGGAGCGCTCAGCGCGGCTCGCGGCGCTCAGCCTGGCGGCCCCCCCACGCCTCCGCGCCCTGGAGCGGATTGAGGAGATCGAGCCCAGGAAACTACGCCGGATCGCGGACTTCCTGGATCTCATGGACACCCACCTCCGCATGCTGGGGGATGCGCTCCATGAGCCGATAGAGCCGGGCGACGAGATGCAGCATGACCTCCGGGAATGGGCAATCGAGATCGAGGAGGCGCGGGCCACCCGATGAGCGGTGCCGTGAGACCCAGGCGGCCCGTACCCGTAGCCCTGGCCAGCGTGCCAGCGGTGGACGACTGGGCGAGGCACCACGGGCTGGACATGGCGGAGCACCGCCGGCTGATCCTCATCTCCGCCAGCGAGCATCCCGGATCAGGCTGCGAGGAGTGCGGGGGTCGGGGCATGATCGACTGCCCCGACTGCGAGGGCACGAGCGAGGTGGAGTGCGAGTGCTTCTGCGGCAATGAGCACACCGCCCCGTGCGAGCATTGCCATGAGACCGGCGAGGTGCCCTGCCCCGAGTGCGCAGATGACCGTGCGGCGGAGCGGGCCGCTTCGGCGCTGGAGGCGGAGGCATGATCGACGGCGCGGTGCTGAGGGCGCTGCGGCTGCTGGCCGGGGTGAGCCTCGAGGAACTCGCCCAGCAACTTCAGGTGAACGTCTCCGTGGCCCAGGGGATGGAGAGCCGTCACCGTGTCGGCCAGCGGGCGATGCGGAGGCACACCCAGGCGATCCGCGAGATGGCGTATGAGCGCTGCCGGGCGGTGGATCGCATGGTGGTGGAGCACGACCTCCTGGGCGTCCAGGCGGAGCGCGCGGCCCAGGCGAGGAGGCACCAGTGAGGAAGATCCTGACCCTCTTTGAGCGCAACGTGCCCGGTGACCGCCTGGTCCGCGACGAGGTGGTGCCGGGTGCCGAGTGGGTGCTGGCGGGCGAGGGAGTGGCCACCCGCAAGTGGGATGGCACCGCCTGCCTGATCGACCAGGATGGGATGCTCCTCAAGCGGTACGACGCCAAGCCGGGACGGACGCCACCCGAGGGCTTCATCGCGGCCCAGGACGAGGCTGCGAGCCCGGGCCACTGGCCGGGCTGGATCCCGGTCGGCGACGGCCCCGAGGATCGCTTCCACCGCGAGGCGCTGAGGGGTTGGGAGACGGAGCATGAGGGTAACGGGCCTCCACCCGGCACCTATGAGCTGGTCGGCCCCAAGGTCTCATCGTCGCCGGAGGGTGGCTGCGAGCGGCTCACCCCAGACTCCCCGCCGCTCGACCATCACATCCTGGTGGCGCACGGCCAGGAGATCCTGGAGGGGGTGCCCCGTGACTTCGCCGGGCTGCGCGACTGGCTGATCCATCACAACATCGAGGGAATCGTCTGGTGGCACCCGGACGGCCGGATGGTCAAGATCAAGGGCAAGGACTTCGGTCACCGCCGACCGGTGCGGCGCTGGGTTGAGGGCAGCGCATGAGACCGCAGACGATCCTGGTCACGGGCAGCGGCGGCTTCATCGGGCGGCACCTCGTGGCCGCCTGCCGGGAGCGGTACGACGGCGCGGCGGTGGTGGGGCTGGACATCAGATCGGACGGGGACTGTCGCACCCGCCTGCCCCAGATGGGCAGCTTCGACCTCGCCCTCCACTGTGCAGCGCTGACGGGCGGCATCGAGGGGATCACGAGGTTCCCGGCGCAGATCGGGGCCATGAACGCCCAGCTCGACGGGGCGTTCTTCGAGTGGGCGCTCCGCACCCGGCCGCGCAGGATCGTGTCCTTCTCCTCTAGTTGCGTCTACCCGCTGCACATCCAGCGTCCCGGCCGGAGGCTCTCCGAGGCCGATGCCCAGGTGCGCGACTACCACGGCCAGGCCGACGCCACCTACGGCTGGGTGAAGCTCACCGGCGAGGTGCTCGCCGAGTCCGTGCGCTCCGCCGGGGTGCCGGTGACCATCGTCCGCCCGTTCAGCGTGTATGGGAGCGATCAGGAGACCAGCCACGTCGTGCCGGTGTTCGCGGAGCGGGCCGTCTCCCCGGCCCAGGCGCTCGAGGTGTGGGGCGACGGCACCCAGACCCACGACTTCGTCCACGTCGATGACTGCGTGGCGGCCGTCCTCGCGCTCGCCGATGGCGGCGTCGACGGGCCGGTCAACATCGGTACGGGGGTGGGCACGTCGGTGGACGAGGTCGCCCGCCTGGCCATGCGGGCGGCGGGCCGGGAGCGGCCGCTCCTCCACCGCACCGACCGGCCGGTGGGGGTCCCCTACCGGGTGGCCGATGTCACACTGCTCCAGAGCGTCTACACCCCGCAGATCTCCATCGAGGAGGGGGTCGCGCGGGCCGTCCGCTTTCGTCAGTAGGAGGATGACCATGGCTCAGCATGTGATCCGTGTCCTGGGGCGTCGTGGGGACGCGCCCATCACCTTTGACCCGAAGGCGCCGGCGGAGGTGGACGCCGCCCGGGCGGTGTTCGACCGCCTGATGGGCAAGGGCCACGCCGCCTTCGCCGACTACGGCGACGGGGTCAGCACCAGGGTCAAGGAGTTCGATCCCCAGGCCGTCGAGACCACCATCATCGCCCCCGTCCAGGGGGGCTGAGCCCGGCCGATGGAGCGGTCGGATCGACTGCTGCTGGGCTTCTGCATGGCGGAGCTGGTGACCGGGGGAGCCGCGCTCACGGGTGCCACCACCGCGTGGCCGTGGCCGTGGCCCCGGGCGCTGTTCATAGCCGTCGCGGTGGCGGGTGCGGTGCTGGCCGTCGTCTGCTGGTGCTCAGAGTTCGGCTGGCCGCACCGTCGTCATCGCCGTGCGCCTCCGACCCTTGACGAGATCCGCAGAGAGGCGGCTCAGGCGGCCGGTGTGGCGGCGGCGGAGCCGGAGGGGCGCTTCCGCAACATCCCCGCCGGAGCGCTCGATGCGGGCCTCCCGGAGATGCTGCGGGGCCACCTCGATCCAGCCCACGGGCACGGTGGGATGTGGACGGCGGAGGCGGAGCGGGTGGCCCGCGCCCTCCTCATCCGCCACTTGAGCGATGAGCAACGGAGGAGCTTTGGGAACCACGGCTACTTCACGGTGACCCTGCCCGAGGCCTGGCGGCCCGACTTCTGGTACCGGCGCTGGCGGGTGCCCGGCCTGTACGGGCTGGCCGCGAGCCCGCTGGGCGAGGACGGCACGGCGCTGCCGTTCGCGCTCTGCGTGGTGCCCCGGGTGGTCCAACCGGAGAGTGACACCCTGCTCAGCACCAAACTGATGCTGGAGCACGATCCCGGTAGGTTCCTGCGCGTCGGCCTCGTCCATGCCCGGCGCTGATGGCCACCATCATCGTCGTGCCCCGGGCCGAGGTGACCCCGCAGCAGGTGTACCAACTCCGCAACACGGCGCAGCAGCTAGCCCAGCAACTCGCCCACGCAGCGAACGGGGGCGGGGATCTTGTGTCGCGGGCGGTGAGCCCGGCGGATCTGTTCTCCGGTGGGGGGATCGGAGGTGCGCGGGCGGTGGCGCGGCTCCGCAACCCGGTGGCGCTGCGGGCCGACACCTGGGCGCACGATGTGTACCGGGGGACCGAGGCCCAGCCTCGGGCGGCCATCGCCCTGTACGGCTATGAGGCGCTCAGCCGCTGGCCCCGGATCGACGCCATGCGTCTCGGCACCGCTGCCGTGACCTTCGCTGAGCTCCAGCTGGCCCCCCTCTACGCCTACCCCCCCGACGAGCGCGACGAGAACGGCGTGCTCCGCTACCCGTTGCAGCGGGTCGGGTACTTCAACCCCGTCTACATCGCCCCCACCCAGCGGTTGGTCCTGTCGATGCTGGCCAGCCGGGACCTCCGCGCTGGCCGCGAGGAGTTCTGCTTCCTGGGGGTGATCTCGGAGCCGCCGATCAACGTCTTTGCCCAACCCCCGGTGCCCCCCGACTACCAGCGAGTCGGTTACTTCGAGCCGGTCCAGTTTCCACCCGCACCGGACAGGGGAGATCCTGACCGGCCCGGTGATGAGGCCCATTTCCGCCGCCAGCTCCAGGAGCTGGGTCCGGCCGGGGACTGATCTCCCTGCGAGATCGCCTCTCGGGGGTACCATCGGCGCGATGCCCGAGTCGGCCGTCGCCCTCGCTCCGCCGCCGCCGCTTACCCCCTCCCGGGGCCGCAAGCCGGTGAACCGGCCGAGCTCCCACACGGGCGAGAAGGTGGCCTTCGGCGCGGGCGGGGTGAGCCTCGCCGCCCTGCTCGCCTGGCTGCTCTGGCCGAGGTCGCCGACCTCCCCCTCATCGTGCCCCCCGGGGCAGTACCTCCCGACGGGGGCCTCGGGGTGCGTTCAGTGCCCGTCGGGCACGGTGCGCTCCTCTGGGATGCCGATCTCGCAGTGCGTCTCCTGTCCCTCGGGCCAGCAGCCGCTCGGTGACCAGTCTGGCTGCGCGCCCATCCCGGTGCTCACGCCGATCTGCCCGCCCGCCGGGAGCATCATCGAGGACGCCTCAAGCGGCGCGCAGTACGCCGTCGACCAGGGCGGGGTGATGCACTACATCACCTCCCCCGCCGCGCTCGCCGCCTGCGGGTACTGTGATGATCCCTCGCACGTCACCCAGGTGTCGGACGCGACCATGCAGCAGCTCCTGGCCAGTTGCGCCCAGGGCACCGACATCGACGGCCAGAGCACCTGCGTGCTGGGGCCGGCGCTCTGCCCGGTGACCCCGCAGCCGCCAGCGACCCCGGTGGGCGCCTGCGGGACAGATCCTGACAACGACCTCTCGGTGACCCCGTACTGGTGGTCGCAGGCCTCCCAGGCAACCCAGATCGCCTCCACGGTGGTCGCCATGCTGCTCGGCCGCTGGGACTGCACCGAGCCGACCGACCAGCACTGGACCAGCATCTACAATGCCCCCTGCTGCGGCTACACGCCGCTCCAGATGGTCGCCTTCCGCATCGTCAGCGACAGCGGCCAGGAGCTGGTCAGCGATGTGCAGCGCCTGGCGAATCAGTACCAAGCGGGCGGCGCCTTTGCGGGCAGCCCCAACCCAGCAGAAGATTGCTTCATCGCCGCCGCCTTCAACATCGTCTTCAACCGCAACTGGGCGGGCGCGCCGGCCTCGCTGCTGGACACGTGGCGCTCTTTCTATGAGACGCCCTGGACTGAGCCGAGCGGGGAGACCCTCTCCGGTCCTGAGCGCCTGGTGTGGCAGTTCTGCATGCAGCCCGAGTTCAGCGACCGGGTCCAGTACAACATCGGCAACCCGATCTCCTGCTCCCCCGGGGTGAGCGGCTGCAACGACTATGAGCCGGCCGGGATGGTGGCCTCGGCGGCGCTGGCGGTGTCGGCGCCCGGTATCCTCTGAGCCATGGCCCATCACGCCATCGGGGCGGCGCTGCTCGGGGCGGGCGCGGGTGGGGCCGCCGACGATGTGATCCACATCCTGCCGCCCCGGAACGCGACCAACCCATCCGCCAACCTCAACCCCATGACGGTCGGTATTGCGGTCGGCTCGCTGGCGGCGGCCGGTCTGGGGATCGCGCTCCTGCTCCAGTCGGAGCCGCCGGGACACGGCCTGAGCGCGTGGAACTGGGTGGGGGTGGGGGCGGCCACCCTGGGCGGGGCCGCGCTCGCTGAGGGGCTGAACTTCGGATACGCCTGGTCCCACGTCGTGTGGAATCTCCCCGACATCGCAGCGGGCGCAATGACCCCCTCGCACCGGGCGGTGGCCAGCCCAGCCCTCGCCGTCTCCGCACCGGGCATCCTCTGAGGCCGGTCATGGCGGCGACGCGGCTCCAGGTGGCGGGCGACGGGCTGATGATGGTGGGGCTCCTCTTCATCGCCCTCGAGGCGGCCCGGGTGTTCACCCGCCGCCCCCCGGAGACAGAGGCCCAGGCGGTGGAGCAGGCGATCCCGATCGGGACGGTGGCGGCGCTGCTGATCGCCTCCGGGGGGATCATCCGGGGCCGGGGAGCGCCCCCCGCGCGGGGCTGAGGGCCATGGACATCGGCGAGCCGGTCCGCACCGTGGAGATGCCGGAGCAGGAGCCTGCGGTGGAGCCGCAGGAGCCGGCGCCGGAGCGGGAGCCGGAGCGGGAGCCGGAGCGGGTGCCGGAGCGGGTGCCGGCGTGAGGGTGGTGGGCTTCCGCGCCTTCGAGGCGGCAGATGTGCACGGCGGCGAGCTCCGCTCCTGGGCGTTCTTTCGGGTGTGGCAGATCGGTGTCAACGCCGCCTCCTGCGACCACCCCGGTTGCCCGGGCCCGCCCGCCCTGCACCCCGTCGCCACCGCCCTTGCCGGCGGGCGGCCGCAGCGGCTCGGCTGCGGCTTCCACGCCTTCGCCCACCTCGTGGCGCTCGAGCACTACCTAGACGCCCAGCGCCAGCGCCCGCCGCTGCTGCGCCCACCCATCTGCGCGGTGGTGGGGGGCCTCGGGACGGTGCAACTCTGCGGCCATGGGTGGCGGGCGCGGCGGGCCGAGATCCTCGCCCTCTTCGGCGACAGCCCCCTGGAGCACCGCCTGGCGGAGCGGTACGGGGTGATGCTGCTGCCCGTCCCCGCCACCGCCGACCTGGGCCGGGTGGAGCGGTTCGCTGGCGAGTGGGGGCTGACCCACGGCGAGGCGCTCCGGCTGCCGTGAGCGTCATGCCGGGAGCCATCATCTTCGTCCGCAACGCGGGCATCGGGCCGGCGCTGATCCGGCTTGGCGAGAGTCGCCGGTACGGGCGGGGGCGGGGGCCAGGCGACCCCGCCTATTGGAACCACGTGGCCGTCTGCGTCGCCCCCGGCGAGGTGATCGAGGCGCGTCCCCAGGGGGTCGTGCCCTGGGCGCTGGATCGGGAGGTGGGCTGGGTGGCCTGGGAGGCGTGGATGCCCCCGTACGGGCCTGCCGGCGCTGCCCCGTGCGTCGCCGCCATGCGCGAGCTGGCCGCCCACCGCGAGGGCTACGGCTGGGTGGGGATCCTGAGCGAGGTGCTGATGTTCCTGACCGGCTCCAAACTCCGCCTCGGCCTCCAGGGGACCGACTTCTGCTCGGGCGCCGCCGCGTACGCGCTGACCCGCGCGGACATCGACATGGGCACCGACGAGGAGTGGGACGCCCCCGCCACGGTCTACGCGCTGGGGCCGAAGGCCGGCGGGTGGACGCTGCTCGAGCGCCGATGATCGGCCGGCGGCTGCAACCGGTGGTGGGGGAGGACGGCATCGCGCGGCCTCCCGAGTTCGAGCGGCCCGGCGACTACTGCGGACCGTTCCTCGGCTTCACGGGCGACAAGCCCGCCGTCTTCTACCTGCTCCCCAACGGCCGGCCCGGCGACATCCCCCACCACGTCGTCTCGCCGCCGCACACCTTCCGGGAGTGCGCCGACGGCAGCCTGGAGATCCGCAACAGCATCCTCCACCAGGGCTTCATCAGCGAGCGCGAGCCCGACGGCAGCTGGCACGGCTACCTGGACGAGGGCCACTCCTGGCGCGAGGTCTGAGCGGGCGGTACACTGCGAGCGAGGATCGCGGCCCGCCGGGACGGCTCACGTTTGCGGGCGGGCCGTTCCCCACCTGGGCGTGGCGCAGCGGTAGCGCACGTGCCTCGGGCGCACGGGGTCGGAGGTTCGAGTCCTCCCGTCCAGACCATGTCAGATGTGCTCTTGTGACACCGTCTGAGGAGGTCTGACGAGGCGTCAGGAGATCGGTGTGATCTCCCGCAGTGGCGCTCTGACAGGGTCATAATCGGCCCATGAGCGA